GAAGCCTGACGAGGGCGCGATCTGGCGTCCGGAACTGCGCGAGGAACTGGCCGTGCGGCTCGCGAAGGCGACCGGCGCGACCGATGCGATGATCGCCGAGCAACTGGCGATGTAAGACCCCTCCGCAGGGGAAACGGCAGGACCCGCACCGCAGCCCATCACGGGGGCGCGGTGCGGGTCCTGCTTTTTGCCCTCAACAGCGGGAGACCGGCCAAGGTGTCCCGCTAACCAAAGTACCGAACCTCAGCCGCCCTTGTAGAGCGTCCAGGCGATCTTCGCGCCGCCGTTGTTCGTCATGGTCGCGACGTCGGTCGTTTCCCAGTGCGGGAACGCCGTGCCGCCGACGCCGTTGTCGGTCACGTTGATGGTCTGGATGCTGTTGCCGTTGTCCGGCCCGCTGGCCGAGTGGAACGTGCAGCGCACCGGTACCCCGGTGTCCTTGGCGGTGGTGAACAGCATCACGCGGTCGAACGACTTGGCGGGGAACGGCACTGTGACCGTCTGGCCGGGGTCGAGCATGCCGGTTAGCAGCATGGCCTCCTCCTCTTCTGGCTCGGGCTTGGGCGGTTCCGGCTCGGGTGCGCCGCCTGCTGCCTTGTCGAGAACGTAATCGATCGGGAAGCCGCTGCCGCAGTCGCTGTGACCGCCGCCCCAGCTCCCGAGGTCCATGTGCTGGCACACACCGCGCCCGCCGCCTTGCGCCTGGCCCGGCGACAGCTCGGTGATCGGGATGCCGAAAGCCGCGGCTTCCTCGGCCACCCAGTCGGCGGCGTTGTCGAGCAGGATGCGCTGCTCGTTCAGCCAGTAGTCGCGCGACCAGTTCGCGGCCGCGCCGCTCGGGGTGCACAGCTCGGCCGAGACCGACACCGAGTTGGCGCCGGCCTGCGTCCAGGCGTTATTGCCGCGCTTGACGTACTCGCCGATCTCGCCGCGCTTCTTGTTGTCGATGCCGGTGTGCGAGCTGGCATCAACTGGCCCCTGAAAATAGGAACCTAGCGACCGGAAGTCCTGCGCGCCCTCGCTGGTGTGCAGCACGATCAGCCGGACACCAGAGCCGCCCCTGCTCGAGTAATTAGGCGAGCCGATCCATACCCGCTTGAGGCTCACCGCTCGCTGGCCTCCCCGTCGTCGCCGGGGTCGGGCTCCGGGTCGCCGGGCCGTCCCCAGTTCTCGACCTGCTCCGCTACGGGCGGCTCCGGGTTCGGCGGCGGCTCGATGCGCTCGTCGCGCTCGTCGGTCATGGGCGTTCTCCTCTCGGCGCCGCGTCCGAGGTCTACGCTACGGCGTTATCTGCGCGGTGGGGTCAGCCCCGCCGAACCGCTGGAAGACCGACGACCAGGTATCCGCCGCGCCGGGGCCGGCCTGCTGTGCGAGGTTGGTGCGGAGCTGCATGTAACTGTCGCCCGCCGCGATCGGCATGTTCTGGACGCACTGGAGCGCGCTGACCGTCAGGCCGGCCAGGCTGGTCATGTCAAGTTTCAGGGTGAGGAACGCGTTGGCCGCCCCGGTGTCGAGCTGCATGTGCGCTTCCATGCTGAAGTTGAACGAGGTTCCGGCGGGGAACACGCTGGCGGCGAACGTCAGCCGCGCGTAGCCGACGCCCGCGACGTTGACGTCAAAGTTGAAGTTGGCGGCAGGGTTGGGCGACTTCGCGATACCGGCGGTCCAAAGCCGGTAGTGGGAGTAGGCGATCTTGTCGGCAGACTGGATCGTGTATTTGGGCGTGATCGAGATGCCGTCGGAGGCGGTGGCCGCGCCCCGGTGCGCGCCGTCCTGCACGGAGGTGACGATCGTGCCGGCCGCCGCCGGGGGCACCCGCGACTGGACGTAGAGCATGCCCGACTTGGTGGCGTACACGTACGCGGTCCCGCCGGTCTCGGCGGTGGCGATGGTCAGGCCGTTGACGTTGGCGAAGCCCGCCGGAACCGCGGTAAGCGTCATCGACGCGGCCGTGTTGTTGCCCGCGTTCGCGAGCACGGTGCCGAGCTGGACGCCGCTTCGCCCGGCGGCCGCCGCCGGGGTGATGACGTTGATCGTGAAGGTCGCCGCGTCGGGGTTCACGTCGGCCCAGATGTAGGACGTCAGGGTGCCGGTGGCCGGCCCGGCGGGCACCGCGACCGGGATCGCCACCCGGCTGCCGATCACGCCCGAGGTTCCGTCGCCGCAGTTGGCCACGGCCAGCCAGCCGGCCCCGACGTTCACGGTCAGGCCGCTGCCTGCCGAAAGCGGGCACGGAATCACGACACCGTTGCGGCTGTTGGCCAGCGCCGTTATCACGCTGCGGTCGTCGACGGCGTTGTAGTTCCCGGACTGGCCCCAGGCGAGGAGACCGCTTGGCGTTGTCATGAGATGCCTCCTGGCGTGTCTGTCTGCTGCGCGGCGACGGGCGCGAGGTTGTTGTGCGACATGCGCGCCATCACTACCTCGCCGCTCCACAGCCGGGCGGCGAGGGTGTCGCGCGCTTTCGGCGCGGGCGCGACCGTGGCGACGGTCAGCGCGACTGTGTTCGCGCCGGCGTCGATGTCCATCTGGGTCAGCCGCGCCGTGGTGACCAGGCCGCCGGGCAGCAGCGGATCGGTTACCAGCACCGACACGTCATCGCCGGGGCCGTAGGTGCCGAGCGCGGGCAGCGATGCGGGCAATGTCCCGGTGATGGACACCGCGGGCGCGGCGTACTGCACGGCGCTGGTGTTGGCGAGCGAAGTCAGGGTGGGAACGTCGCTCACGTCCTGGTAGTCGTCGACGGCATCGAGCGGCGGAAGGTCGGCTTGCGGGTTGTCCACGACCACGACCGGCGCCGTGGTGCCCGCCGCCGCGCCGGCCGGCACGGCGCCCGTCGCGAACGTGCGGGTCCGCAGCCGGTCACTGTCCCAGGTGGCGCCGTAGTCGACGGCGTTGCCGGGCACGATCAGGCCCAGCCCGGTCGCCGCCCCGACGCGCGGGTAGGCGATGCGGAACAGGCACTGAGGCCGGCCGCCGGCGCTGACGGAATACTGAGCGCGGAACTCCGGGCCGTTGAGCTGCTGCACGAACGACGTCAGCAGCTCCGCGTAGTCGGTGCTGCCGAGGTAGGCGAACGAGGCGTTGCGCAGGTAGCCGGGTCCGGGCTCGTAGGTGAGAGCAACGCCGATGTCCATCAGCGGCTTGGCCAGGTCCCGCGCGATCGCGGTCTGCTCGGCCTGCACGTAGTTCAGCCCGGCGGGGTAGTCCAGGACGCGCTTGGTCAGGTAGCCGCACAGTTCGATCAGCGTCAGCGTGACCGTGCCGGCCGCCTGGTCGGCGACGCCGGTCGGCACGCCGCACCAGACCGGCACGCCGTTGTAGTACGCCCACAGCCGCCAGGACCACAGGCGGAGCAACTGGTCCGGCGGCAGCGTCGTCGACCCCGACGGGATGGTCACCGAACCGGTCCCGAAGTCCGACAGCAGCGACGACGCGGTGAACGCGGTGCACGTCACCGGCCCCAGCGGCACGCCGCCGATGATCGTGTCGGCCCAGAATGACCACATTCCCGGCAGCGGCTGCGGCTGGCCTGTCAGTGCCATGCCGAGCGCCACGTCAGGTCGAGCGAGCCGGAACCCGTGGCGTACAGGCTCCACGAGGCCGTGCCGAGCGCGGGAATCAGCAGCGGCACCGAGCCGGGCAGCACGTAGCCGGCGCGCGACGCGCCGCCCGGCGCCCACGCGTTCAGCGTGGAGGTGTCGAGGTAGACCTGCGCGCCGAGCGTCACGGGCGCGAGGTAGATCGTGTTGCCGGTCGCGTTGTCGACCAGGCGCGACGCCCCGAGGTCGCCGTTGTAGGTGAGCAGCACCGGCGCGGCGACGTTGCCGTTATTGAACAGGTCCGCGTCGTTGGGCAGCGATTTGGACGCGTAGGCGCGCTTGTAGTGGCGCGCGATGCCGGGCATCGGCCAGGTCGGCGCGGTCGCCGTGGTGAACGCGGCCGTCTGGTTCAGGCTCTGCGCCGTGAACTTCTCGATCCCCGTCCAGCCGGCCGGGTCGAGCGGCGCGTTGCCCGCCCCCTGGCCGCTGGTCACCGACAGGATCACGCCGGTCGGGACGGCCAGGTCAATCGCCCCGAACTGGTTGACCGTGTTGCCGCTGTACCCGGTGTCGGTCGTGAGGCGGCCGCCCGTGCCGTGCAGGCCGAAGATCGACGCGGCGAAGTTCGCCAGCACCGACCCACGGAACGAGACGACATCCGCGCTTGCTAGCGCCTTGGCCTTGTCGCACACGAAAATGCGGTGGCTGAGCCCGGTTCCGTCGACGCTGATGAGCGGAACCCAGTCGTTGCCCTGCGTGTCGTCGGCGCGCAGCGCCACCGGCCGGTCTGCTGTGACGATGCCGATCGCGATGTCCCCGGCGTTGATCTTCCCGGCGCCCGCGTTGCCGGTGACGGGAACCCCGGTGCGGTTCGGCTGGTCCGTCGTCCCGAACAGGTAGCTGCTGACCGGCCCGGCGCCGGGCAGGAACGAGACGTTGTTCATCACCCAGTTGTAGGCAGCCGCCAGCGGCGTCCCGGTGATCGGCAGGTGCCACTTAGCCGAGTCGTAGGTCCAGCCGGTGGCGCCCGCGGAGTTGGTGAGGGTGACGCCGGTCTGGTAGCCGTACAGGCGCGGGTCGGGGGCCGTCAGCGTCGCCTGGTAGGTGAACAGGTCCGGGCCGGCGAACGTGTGCTTGAGGCCGTCGCTGTCACAGCGGACGCTCGCGGTCATGTACCGGCCGGCCTTGTCGGGGATCGTCAGGTCGGCGGGCAGCAGCGCGGCGGCGCGCATGATGAGCTGGTCGCGGAACAGCGCGAGGGAGTACGCCGGGCCGACCACCGAACCGCTGATCGTCACGGTCCGCGCCGCCGCTGTCTTCGGGCCGGCCAGCGAGCCGTCCGACAGCACCAGCGCCGTGTCGTGCCCGTCGTAGTCGGGACTGTCGTACCAGCCGGTCACGTCCTCGACGACGGCGAGCACGCCGTTGGCGTCCTCGGCGAGCGGGTTGAGTTCCAGCCCGTCCCAGGTGACCGACGGGCTTGCATGGGGCGAGATCGGGAAAATGTCGGCCGGCTGGCTGCTCATCCTCGTGCACCGCCTTGCGCCGCCCAGTTGAGGCTCCGCGAGACGGCGGCGGCAACTTCCGTCTCCGACTGCTTCTCGCGCGGGAAGACGTTGACGACAACCGGCTGCTTGGCCACCGCATCGCGGATCTGCTGCGCCTCCTTCGGCGAGATCGCCATCTGCCCGCGTCCCGACGCCGAGCCGGTGACGTCGCCGATCCGCTGCTTCACCCAGGGCGGCAGCAACGGCGGATTCTTGATCGCCCGGTCAATCTGCGCCTTGGTCAGCACCGGCCGGCCGGGGATGAACAGGTCGTTGCGGCCGCGCGGCATCGGCTTGCCCTTCGCCAGGGCGATAAGGCCGGGGTTGCTCGCCGCCAGCTTCTTGAGCGCCTCGGCGGCGCTGATGCCGGTCTTCTCCAGCGCCAGCATCGCCGACGTCTCGGCCTTGCTCAGCGCGGCCGCGTTGGACGCGTTCGCCTTCGCCAGGTCGCTCGCGTTGGTCGCCTTCGCCCTGGCGAGCTGCGCATCGCTGGTCGCCTCGGCGGCCGCCAGCCTGGTCGCGTTCGTCGTCTTGGCCTGCGCGAGCCGCTTGACGTTGGACAGGTCCAGTTTCGCGAGCCGCTCGTTGTTGGAGGCGGTGACGCGGGCGATCGCGTTGGCCCGCGTCTGCGCGGACGCGTAGTGCCGCGCCTGCGCCCTGGCGAGATCCGCGGCGTTGGTGATCGCCGTCTTGTGCGCGTTGGTCGAGTTCGTCAGGTTCGCGCTGGCCAGCCGCGCGGCGTTGGTCGCGCTGACCTTCGTCATGCGCGCGGTGATCGTCGCCTGTAGCTTGACCAGCCGCGCCGCGTCGGTCGCGGCGACACGCGCCGACCGGGCGGTGTTGGAGGCCGCTACCCGCGCCAGTGCCGCGCTGTTGCTCGCCGCGACCCGCGCCGCGCGCGCCGCGTTGGTCGCCGCGACCTTCGCCGCCCTGGTGGCGTACTCCTGCGCTTTCTTCACCGCAGCCACCGAGCCGCCGGTCACCGTCCCGGCGGCCGCCGCAGTCGCCGCGCCCGCCGCCGCCGCCTTGGACGCGGCGCCGCTGACAGCGGCGGCCACCGCCTTCTTCACCGGCGCGGCGACGTCCTGCGAGCCGACAAGCAGGTTGCGGCGGTCCGCCGGCTGCCTGGCGGCGGTCGCCGCCATCATCTTGAGAAGCTGCTTCAGGTACTCCAGCAGCTTCGCCGGCAGCACGCCCTCGGGGCCGTTCTCGCCGAGCAGGTAGCTCGTGCCCGAAACGCCGATGCCGGCCACCGGCTCGCGGATCACGCCGCCGGTGGCCATCTTGACCGTTGCCGACTGGCGTAGCAGGTCGAAGATGTTGCGTGCCATCGCCGCGCGCTGGCTGCCCGCCGAGGTGCCGGTGCCGCCGAAGAACGGGTTGGACTGGCTGGAGCCGGCCGGCCGTTCGCCCATGTTCATGATGACCAGCGCGGCCAGCCCCGCGTCGCTCTGCGCGTTGGCCAGGGCCAGGTAGCGGCCCATGTGGTCGCGGAAGAACGAGTTGACGAGGGGAAGCTGCCTGCTCAGCGACGCCGACGGGTTGCCGGGAATGAACGCCGAGTTGGGCAGCGTGTTGGGCGGCGTCCAGCCGATCAGCCCGCGTCCGCCGGACCCGTACGACAGCGGGTCGCCGAGCGACTCGCGCCAGATGTTGCCCGCGACCCCGGCGGCGCCGGGCAGGCTCCAGCCGTGCCCGAACATGTACCGGGCGATCGTCTCCAGGTTCTGGCTGCTCGAACCGGAGACGACCGACGGCGCCGCCCCCTGGCCCTGCGACAGCAGGCCCGACAGTGCCTGCGCGAGCAGGCTGCCGTCGCCGACGCCGCCGCCGGTCCCGCCGCCGCCCGGCCACCGCCGGATCGTGTAGACGCCCCTCGGGACGCTCTGCGGCCCGGTGCGGCTCTGCGTGGACCGCGCCGCGAATCCCATGCCCTTGCCCGTCACGATGCCCATGTGCGAGGTGTTGACGTACAGGTCGCCCGGCATCATCTGGTCATACGGCACCGTCTGAAGTCCGCCGAAGCTCAGCCAGTTGCCGGTAACCGGCCCGTGCTGGCTGCTCGGCGCGCGGAATCCGCCGGGCTCGGGCAGGCCCGCCATCCCGGCGATCATGTTGACGAATGACGAGCAGTCGAACCCGGTCGCCGAGTTCGCGCCGCCGCCCCAGATGTAGGCATGGCCGGCGTAGGCGAGCGCCCGGTTGACCAGGCCGGTGACGCCGCCGACGCCGCCGCCGAGCGCGCCGCCGAGGAAGCCGAGCGCCGAGCTTACGCCGGGGATCTTCTCCAGCGCGCCGAGCGCGACCTTGCCGAGATCCTTGACCGCCACCAGGCCCTTGACCACGATCCAGCCCAGCGCGTCGGCAGCCGAGCCGAAGATCTTCTCCCCGATCTTGAGCGCATCCGAGGTCACGACCTGTTCGACCATGCCGGCGAAGATGCCGCCGACGTTGCCCCACAGGCCGCCGCCGCTGTCGTCGCCGGGCGCTGCGGCCGCCGCGCTGGCCACCGCGATACCGGTCCCGCCGCCGCCCTGCGCCCCCACGTGCACGGGCGAGCTCGCGCTCTTGGCGCTGGCGCCCGCCGGGTTGCTGCCGCCGATGTGGAAGAACCACTTCACCGCGTTGACGATCGGCCCGACGATGTGGTCGCGCACCCACGACGAGATGTCTTTCCATGCGGCCTCGAATCCGGACTTCAGCACCCGGAGCACGTCACCGCCGACGTTCGTGGCCCCGCTGACCAGGCCGGACCAGCCGTCGCTGAAAAACTTCCCGATGGTCTCGAACAGGTGCGACGCCCAGTCGATGAACTTGCTGCTGAAATCCTTGATCCAGCCCCAGGTCGCATCGAAAGCCTTCTTCGCGGAGCTGGAGATCCAGTTCCACGCGCCGACCAGCAGCCCCGCCACCCGCTGCACGCCGGGCCAGAAGTGGACAAGCAGCCAGGTGAGGAACTTGACGAACGGGGCCAGCATGTCGATCGCGATGGTGATGATTCCGGCGATGCCGTCAATGATGATCGGGACGACCCACTTCATCACCGCGACGAACGCCTTGAAAGCGATCGGCAGCACCACTCCCAGTACGGTGCCGAGCACCCGCAGGTCATCGCCGATGAACTTGGCGACGCCCTGGATCAGCGGCCACAGCAGCGTCCACACCCGCGTCAGGATCGGGCCGAACCTGTTTGCCAGCAGCTCGAAGAACCACTCCCAGTACGGGACGATGATCTTGAAAACCCCGGCGAGCGCCTCCATGATCGGCGTCAGGTCGGTGGCGACGGCCCTGCCGAAGTTCGTGACGCTCCCGGTGATGCGCGCAAGCAGGCCAGGGGTTTGCGGGGTTACGGCGGTCGCCGAGGTCGCGTGCGCGGCGAACCGCTGCCCGACCGACTGCGCGGCTGTCTGCTTCGCCGGCTTGGCGACGGCCGCTTTGGCGGTCCCGGTGATGCTGCCGATGAACTTCCCGGCGCTCTTGCCCGCGCCCGGCAGCCAGGACGCGAGCGACGACAGCGCCGGCGCGAGCTTGTCGCCGATGACCCCGGCAAGCTGGCTGACCCAGGAAAAGGCTGCCTGCGCCAGGGTCACGACTGCGGAGAAAACCGGCTCAACGAACGCGATGACGCCCTTGCCGACGTCGACGAGCGCGGCGCGCAGCTTCGGCGACTTGGCCACCATCAGCGTGATCGCGCCGACGATCAGGCCGAGCGGCCCGGCCAGCGCCTCGAACGGCCCGAGCAGGCCGCCCGCGATGTCGCCGATCAGCGGCAGGCCGCGCAGCAGCTTGGCCCCGGTGAAAACCGATAGCGCCGCGCCGACCGCCGTGAACGCGCCGCCGAACTTCTCGACTGCCTTCGTCGCGGCGGACAGGTTCTTGCCCTTGAGCTGGTCGGCCTGGTCGAGCAGCCAGTTGATCCCGAGGTTCACCGCGTGGATCGCCGGGGCCAGCGACACCATCAGCGCGTTGACCAGCGGCGTGACGGCCGGCTCCAGGTCCCACAGCACCTTGCCGAGCTTGTTGGCCCACTGGATCGCCAGGCCGCCGCCCTTCTTGCTGATGAACGGCTCCACGATCGCCGAGCCGATGTCGCGCATGGCGGCCTGAATCGACTGCTTCGCGCCGGTCCATGTCGACTTGAGCCCGGCCGCCGCGCCCTTGTACCTGATCTGCATCTGCGTCACCAGGTCGGTCAGCGCCGTCTGCGTGTCGAGCTTGTTCTTGGTGACCTCCTGGCGCACCTGCGCGGCGGTCAGGTTCATGCCCTGGCCGATGAGCTGCGCGGCGTTGATGCCGTAGCTGCCGAGCTGGTTGAACGTCCGCGCGGTGAACTTGCCCTCGGCCTGCACCTTGGCGATCGCGTTGATGACCTTGGTGAACGTGTCGGTGCCGCCGCCGACCGCAGCGACAGCATCCTGCACCGCCGACATGGTGGGGATGATCTTCTTGGCGGACACGCCGTAGCCGAGCATCGTCTGAGTCGCCGAGATGAACGCCTGGCGCGGGAACGGCGAGGTCTTCGCGAACGCCGAGATGTTCGCCATCATCTTCTCGGCGGCCTTCTGGCTGCCGAGCGTCACCGTGAACGCCTTGATCGACTTCTGGTAAAGCACGTTGTAGGCGACGCCGGCCTTGACCGCGTAGCCGATGAACCCGGTACCCAGCAGCGCCGCCGCCTCGGCGGCGCCCTTCAGCATGCCGCCCGCCGCCTTGCCGACGCTCTTGAACGACTCGCCGGCCTTAGCCGCCGACATGCGCGCGCCGGCGACGACCCGGCTGTCCATCGCGGCGTTGAACGCCGTCGACGCCAGCTCGCCGGCCTTGGCGAATCCGGGCACGATGATCCTGCCGAACGCGGCGCTGGCCGACGCCGCGACGGCGCCCGCCGCGTCCGTCAGCGTCGCCATGCTGTCGGACGCGGCCGCGACCGCCTTGGCGACAGCGGGCACCAGGACGTCGCCGAACACCGACCCGGCCGCGCGCGCCGCGACCGCCGCCGCCTTGCGCACGCCGGCCGCCATCGGCGTCAGCGCCTTCTCGGCCGCTGCTGCCGCCTTCGCGAACCCCGGCGCCAGGATCTCCCCGAACACCTTCCCGGCCACCGACGCGGCGTAGGCTGCCTCCTTGCGCGCCGCCGCCGACAGCCCCGACAGCGCCTCCCCGGCCTTGGCTGCCGCCTTGGCGATGCGCGGTGCGAGGATCGAGTCAAAGGCCAGGCTCGCCGCCACGGCGGCGTTAGCGGCCGCCGTGCGCGCCGTCGCGGACATCGCCGACAGCGCATCGCCGGCCTTGGCGGCGATCACGTTCAGGCGCGCGGTGATCTCCCGGTCGAACGTGACGCTGGCCGCGATCGCCGCCGTCGCCGCCGCCTTCCGCGCTCCCTCCACCATCGGCGTGAGGATTTCCTGCGCCTTGGCCGCGACCTTGCCCAGCCGGGCGGTGACCTCCCGGTCGAACGTGACGCTCACGGCGATCGCCGCCGTCGCCGCCGCCCTGCGCGCTCCCTCCACCATCGGCGTCAGGATTTCCTGCGTCTTCGCCGCGACCCTGCCCAGCCGCGCCGTGACCTCCCGCTCGAACGCCGTGCTGGCCGCGACCGCCGCCGCCGTCGCCGCCTTGCGCGCGGCCTCCGTCATCGACGCCAGGCCCTCGGAAGCCGCGCGTCCCGCGCCGCGCCACGCCTTCGCCGAACCCTCGGCGACGCCGCGCACCAGGCCCTCGGTGATGGAGCGGCTGAGCTTCTTCTCAAGGCTCGCGGCTGCCTCGTCGCCGGCCCGCAGCGCGGCCTGGCGGATCTCGGCGGCCATCGGCGCCGTGATCGCCTGCACCACGATCGACAGGCCGCCGTAACTGTAATCAGCCATGGCGCACCCGCACCCCGTCAGTTGCGGCTATCGCCCCGATGGCGTCCGCCCAACTGGCCGTCGCCTCGTCGCCTGTCTCCTCGAGGTGACCGAGGGCGCGTCGCGGCCGCGGAGCCGGCGCGCGCTTCGGCCGCCTGCGCATCGGCGGCCGCTCGATGGGCTTGGGCCGTGACGCGTTCGACCCGTTGGCGCGCATGGTGATCCACGTCAGCGTGGCGACGTGATCGATCAGGCCGGCCAGCAGTTCCGCCTCGGTTGACCACTGCTCGCCGCCCCTGCGGGCATGCGGCGGCAGCCGCTCCAGCAGAACATGGACACGGCGAAGCGACACGCCGGGGTCGAGCACGTCGACCCCGTACGCGGCCAGCATCGCCGCTTCTACGTCCGGGTCGAACCGCGCCGCGCTGGCGGCTTGGAGTTTGGGAGGCTTCCCACCCCGGCGTCCTTGACCGCCGCCTCGATGAGCAGTTGCAGCTCGCCGACGACAAGCCCGGCGGCCGACAGCCCGTCGTACACCTCGGGCTTGGCGCCGATCGCGGTCAGGAACTGGCCGATGTCGCCGCCCATGTCGTCCATCGCCGACAGCGGCCACAGCTTCTGGTTGGGCAGCTCGTAGACAACGCCCTTGTAGGTGAACCGGAACGGCCGCTCGATCGCCTCGGCGAGCGCCGCGTTGGCGGCCGCGCTGAGGTCGTAGAGGTCCAGTTCCGGCTTGGCCGCCGTCACGCCTTCGCCGTGCTGCTGCCGGCCATGGCCGGGGTCTTGGCGGCGGTCGCGGGAAGCTGCTGCGCTTGGACGTCAGTGCCGGGCGCGGCGGTCGACGGGCCGACCAGGACGTCGGCGAGCACGCCCGCGTCGTCCAGCGCCGTCAGGGTGACTTCCAGCGGCACGGCGGCGCCGCTCTGGATCTGCATGTCGGCGGCGTCCGACAGCGACGCGCGGTGGAAGATCACCCGCAGCGCGCGCGGCCCGTCGGCGGTGTCGACGCCGATGGCGTACAGGTGCTGGTCGGTGTCGCTGCGGACCTCCATCGCGAACGAGCCGTCGGCGGCCGGCGTCGGCGGGTCGGCGTCGAAGTACATCGCCAGCGTCATCTCGTTGATCTGCCAGAGGATGAACTTGACCGTCATCGTGCGCTCGGTGATCACGGTGCGGATCGGCGAACGCGACTGCCACGGCTTGATGTCCTGCGTGGTGGTCGCCGAGCCGACGGTCGGGCCGTCGTCGGAGATGTACCCGAGGATCTCCCACGGGGACGCCCACGGGGTGCTGGTGTCTGCTGGCGGGTCGGTGCCGACCGGCGCGACGTACAGACCGGGGCCGTTGCTGGTGCCAACGAGCACCTCGGCCGGGTCCATGTCATAGACGGGGGTCGTCATGGCTTTCCCTTCGGTTGGCCGGCGCGGCTGAGCGCCGGGGCTTGCGGTGCGGGCGCCTGCCAGGCGCCGGGCATCGGATGGGCGCGGATCTCGTACCGCGCCACGTAGCGGGGACCGCCGTCCATGTCGGGCAGCCAGAAAGGCCCGCTGTCGGCGCGGCTGTAAGAGATCACGCCGTCAGGCCAGTCGAACGAGGTCAGGGCGCTCATCACCTGGCGGGCGGACTCGGCCAGGTTGCGCGCCGCTGATTTGCGCCCGGCGCGCGCGTCAACCTGAATGGAGTACGACCACAGCCAGCCCGTCAGGCTGAGCTGATTGGCCGCGAAGCAGAAGCACGTCACGCCGGCGCCCAGCGGCGCGAGGCACTGCACGATCCACTTCTCCGCATCGGGCTGCGCGATCACCGGGTACGTCATCAGAACGCCGATCCGTACCGGGCGCGCATCTCGGCCAGCGCCCGGCCCATCGCCGGCTGCGCGGCGCCGTGCTCTGCGGTGCCGAACTCGACGAACCGCCAGTATTCGACGTCGTTGATCACCTTCCACACGCCCAGGCCCTCGTGGACCGCCTGGTACCCGGCGGCGAGCGTGCCGGTGTCGCGCGGGCTGTTGTCGGCGGCGAGCGCGGCGAGCTGGCGCGCGATCCTGCCGACCGAAGCATCGACGGCCAGGCGCGGCGCCTCGTAGCTGGTGATCGTGAACTCGGCTCTAGGTGCCATCGCCGGCCTCCCACTGCGCGGAGCTGATCACCGTCGCGACCCAGCACGAGGCGCCGTCGCCCGGCGCCGACGTCGGGTCGGCGACGAGCCGCGCCTGCGACACGACGAACCACGAGCCGCGGATCTGCGCGGCTGACCCGTCGGCGAGCGGGCAGTCCGGCGGCAGGTACAGCGCGCCGGCCTGCGCGGCGTGCGGATCGTAAGGACCGTGCCCGCCGCCCTCGGCGGCGCGCGGGTCTGATGGTCCGGGCGCGAGCTGGAGGTTGCCCGTGCCGGTCCAGTAGGGATCGGGACCGGGCTGCGCCCAGCCGTGATCGTCGGCGCTCGCGTCGGCCGGGTACAGGCTTACGGTGTCCTGTCCCAGCAGCAGCCCCGGCATCATGGCCACGGCTCCGACTCCCACCAGTTCCACGGCTCGCCGTAGCCGAAGCGGCGCGGCGTGGTGGCGTGCAGCGGCACGGAGACGAGCTCGCCGGTAACGAACGAGCGGTGCCAGGCGGCGCGCGCCAGCGCGGCCCCGTAGGCGCCGGGCGGCGCCGCCGGGCTGTAGCTGACGTTCTGCGCGCCGGTCGAGACCTGCGAGACCGCTGCTGCGGGCGGCAGCATCGCCGCGTAGCTCTCCCACTGGAGCGCCGCGCACATGTGCGGGTCAGCGCTCCACCACTCGTCGGCGATCGCGGTGGCCGCGTCGACGGGCAGGCCGCCAGTCGTGGGCGGGTCCAGCGGAGGCGCCCACGACTGCCACGGCATCGGGCTCGTCATGCGGTCAGGCCGAGCGGCTCGACTTGGACGGCGATTCGGCGTGGCTGCCGGCCGCCGGCGCGGCGGTCCGCGCGCCGGCTGCCGGGGGCGTCCACCCGGCGAGCTTGGTCTGCGCGAACGGCTTGGCGCCGTTGGGCGCCAGGCGGGTGACCGGGTTGATGATCGTGCAGGCGAACCGCGCCCACACCTTGAGCGGCGTGGTGTTGTCCTGGAACCCGGAGATCACCACGGCGCCGGCGTCGTCGGCGATGACGGCACTGGGGTCCATCATGTAGCGGATGTCCTGGCGGACGCCGACGACCAGCGAGGACCAGTCGCCGGTAATGAAATTCGTGTTGCCGGTGATGAACGGCGTGTAGGTGATCGGCTGGCCCCACAGCGTCTGCGTGTCGCGGCCGTTGATCTGGTCGAACCCGAGCAGCAGCGCGCCCATGCTGTCGCGCAGCCCGCGGAGCATGCCCTTGACGGTCAGGTCGGCGGCGTCGCCGTTGACCGCCAGGCCCTGCGCTTCCACGGCGGCCATCGCGTTGTTCACCGTGTCGGCCGCGTCGTAGCCGGGCGCCGTCGCGATGCTGAACGCGGGATCGATCACCCCGCCGGCCGGGAACGTGGCCGGGTTGTTGTGGCCGAACAGGATCGCCTCATCGATGGCGATAGCGATGGCCTCGGCGAGCCGGGGACGAACCCAGCCCCACAGGTTGATCGACACGTCCTCGAGGTAGACGTCCGGAATCGCGGTGACCGCGGCGACTTCCTCGGCGTGCAGCGTCTTGGTGCCCAGGCCAAGCGCGGTGTACGGCTTGCGGCCGCCCGCCACGCTCACCCAGCCGGCCGACGGCAGGGAGGTAGGGACGGGCATCTCGGCGATGCCGGTGCCCATCGGCACCAGGTTGGCCAGTTGCAGGACGGCGGACTTCTGGATCGCCTCTTGGATGATCTGCGTGCTGTACTCGATCGGGACCAGGCCCGAAAAGTCCAGCGGCGCGATTGGCGGCGTGGTCATTGGCGCTTCTTTCAGCGTGACGTGGACAGCACTGGTCACGCCGCTTTACGCGCCACCCGAACCGCGCTGGCATCACGCCTCACGCGGTCCCGGCCCGGCATCACGCCTAGTGAAGCACCCGGATTCGGCTACCGGCTGCCGGCGGCATCACGCCGCACGGCAACGCAGCCAGTATGCGCCGCGCTGACGTGCGATGTCACCTCTACCGTCGCGGACCCCGCGAGACATTGCGGAGCCAGTCGCCTTGCCCGGCGGCCGGCGCCGGCGCGGTGCGCGCGCCGGCGGGTATCACGTGCCCGTTGCCGGCTGCCTGCTGCGGGGCGAGCTGCTCGACGAGGGCGGCGATCGCCTGCCGGTTCGGCTCGCCGTTCTTCTGCACCAGCTTGCTCATGTCGATCACGGCAAGCGCGCCCTCGGGGTTGGCCAGGCGGCCGGCCGCCAGGATGCGGAACTCGGCCGCCGCGAGGCGCTGCGCGGCCAGGGCCTCGGCCTCGGCCTTGCCCTCGGCGCGCGCGGTCGCGACCGCGCGTTCCTGCTCGGTCATCGATGCCTGCTGCGCGGCGGCTAGCTTCGCCTCGGCGTCCTTGCGCGCTAGCCGCTCCTGGTCGAGCGTGGCGCGCATGCGCGCGATGTCCTCGGCGGACGCCGGCGGCTCGGCCGGCTTCGGGCCGGGCGCCGGGGCGGGCGCGGGCGGTGCTGGTGCCGGTGCCGGCGCCGGCGGGGGCGCGGGCGGTGTTGGCGGCGTTGTCATGCGATGCTCTCCGTTCACGCGATGTGGTACCACAGGTTCTTGACCGACGACCAGACGAACTTGGCTGCTGTCGCCGTGGCGATCACCAGAGCGACCGTGCCGGCGATGTTCGACACGCCGGCCGTGGCGTTGAACGACAGGCTGAACCCGCCCTCGTTGATGATCTGGAGCTGCTGCCCGTCGACGGTGCCCGGCGCGAGGATCAGCCCGGTCACGGCGGCGGCGGACGTCATGCGGCGCACCGCGAAGCCGGCCGTGCCGATCGTCGCGCCGGTGCCCACGGTCGGCGCGGCGGCGTCGGCGTTGACGAGGCTGAAGTTGCCGCCCGCAATCGACGTCGCCCCGCCCGAGACCGCCAGGCCGGCGTAGGAGTTGACGCCGCCGCCGACGTACGCCGCGCCGCTTAGCGTCATGCTGCCGTTGCCGTCGTTGAGGATGCTCGCGGTGCCCGGCGGGACCGCCAGCGGCGAGCCGACCGAGGCGCCGATCAGGTTCCCGGTGGTGCCCGCGTCGTACTTGACCGATGCGGTCGCGCCGGCGCCGGGCGAGTTCTCCACGCACGCCGCCAGCGTGACGTTCTTGGACGCCCCGGTCACCCAGAAAGCGACTGCCTTGTTGACGACGTTCCAGCAGGAATTCAGCGTGACGCCCGACGACGGGTTGTTGTTGGAGTCCTTGTCGATCTTGAACGCCGTTCCGTCGCCGTTCGCGCCGTTGGCCGCCTGCGACTCGGCGCCGCAGCCGTTCAGCGTCACCCCCTGGACGCCTTGCAGCAGGTAGCCGATACCGCCGTTGTCGGCCGCGCACCCGTTGAACGTGCAGTAATCCGCCTGGGCGAGCACCCAGCCGGCTTTGACGTTCTGCCGCGCGTAGCAGGCGGTGAACGACGTCGACGTGACCGGCACGTAGTTGACCGGATCACCGGAGAAGTACCCGCCGTTGCCGCCGTTGTACTGGGTAACGACGCGGCTCAGCGCGGACACCAGCAGGAACCAGATGTTGATGCCGTCGGCGCCCCAGTTCTGCACCACCACGTTGTCGATCCCGAGGTACCACGGTGTCGTCCCCGTCAGCCCCGAATGGGTCGTGTCGCCGATGATGCCGGTGCCGGTGCCGGTGCCCGTGGTGCCGCTGCCCGGTCCCTGCACGGTCAGCCCGCGGATCTGGACGTTGAACGTCGAGCCCGCCGCCGGGCCGGCCACCGACACGCCGTTCGCCGATCCGCTGCTCTGCTTGATCACGCAGATGGCCGGGCCGTCGCCCATCAGCGTCACGTAGCTGTAGAGCTGGATGACGGCGCTGGTCTTGTAGGTGCCCGGCGGCAGGTAGACGACACCGCCGCCGGCCGCGTGCGCGGCGTTGACCGCGTTCTGAATCGGCGTGGTGTCGTCGGCGGCGCCGTCGCCCTTCGCCCCGTACTGCGTCTTGGCGTTCAGCCATGCCAGTTGCGGCTGTCCCGCCGGCCCCGGATCGCCCTGCGGTCCTGGGTCGCCCTGCGGCCCGGTGTCGCCCGGCGGACCCTGCGGGCCGACGACGATCGCCTCGCCGCCGGAGGCGGACACCGGCGCGATAAGCGACAGGTCCTGCACGCTGCCGGACGGCACCGCGATGCTGAACGGGCGGTACGCCGGCCCGATAGCGAAGCTCGCCGTGTAGGTGAACCCCGACGGGTTGAGATCCTCGTCGTCGGTGGCCATCAGGTCGATGTCGATGCTGCCGGTCGCATCGAGAATCGCGGTGAACGGGTCGGGCAGCAGCGTGGCCGGCGGGACTGACGTCGCGTCGATCAGCGCCGGCGGGGTCGCGGTGAATGTCACCGTGCCCTGGCACGGGGTAGCGACCGGCGGCCCGGTGCCGTTCTCTGAGGTGACTTGCAGGAAGGTGCCGATGATCTGCCCGGTCTGGATGTTTCCCGGTATCGGCTGCGCGTCCAGCACTTGCACCCGAGTGGTCATGGCACGTCCTTTCAGGCGTTAGGGGCGGGGGCGCCTGCTGGCGCGGGCTTGGCGTTCGGCTCGATGGCGGGCACCTCGGCCGCCGGGGCGTCGGCTGCGGGCTTGATGCCGCGCGGCAGCGCCGGCTGCACCTCCACGGTCTCGGCCGCGCTCGCGGCGAGCATCTTGTTCCACTCGTCGATCTCCTGCGGCGTGGCGCCCCACTTCTGCCACAGCACGTCGCGCGGCACGCCCAGCGTCGCCATCTTCACCAGGGCGTCAACGCGCTGCGCCTCGGACCGCGTTTCCATGTCGGCCCAGATCACTTCGGCGCCCGTGTCGGCCGCCGCCGCGTTGCCGGTCAGCGTGAACGCGCACCGCATGACTTCCTCGTACGCCTCGCCGATGTGCCGCGAGCGGCGCCGGCACTTGGCCACCAGGCCGGTCTCGGCGGCCTTGATGGCGTCGGCCGACAGGTTGACGAGCTGGCCCAGCAGGTAATGCGGCGGCGTCTGCGTGATCGCGGCGAGCTGCTCGACGTCCTGGGACACCGAGTCGAGATAGCCCTTCAGCGTCGACTCGGGGAAGCTGCCGAACTTGCCGTCGGGCGCCTCGTTGGCGAGCAGCCGGTTGGCGCCGATGTCGAACGGCCGCGCGACCACCTTGGAGGCCGGCGCGGCGCTGCCGTTGCCGTTCGTGCCGCCGTTGCTCTCGCCCTCCTTGATCACCTCGCGGGCGATCTTGATGCCGGTCGCCCAGATCTGCCGGAACGCGCCGTAGTCGGTCGCCACGAGCCGGTTGAAGATCGTGGTGTGGATGCGGTCCTGAATCGACACGGCGCTGTGCAGTTCCGAGCGCGGCGCGGCCAGCGTCCGCGGCTGCGGCACGACCTCGATCAGGCCGACGAAACCGGCCGGGTTCGGCTCCACGGTCGGCGTCGACGAGCCGGGATTCCACGTCCAGATCTCATCGGGCAGGATCAGCACCTCGATCTGGCCGCCGGTGCCCGTCAGCAGTGACCCGTCGGGAATCAGGTCCATCTCGACGCTCACCCACGGATCGGCGGAAAACCGCTTGTACCCGGCGATCCGCTTGCGGCGGTTGCCCGGCTCGTACAGCACGGTCGCCTGCATCGCCGACTCCGGGGTGATGGAGACGCCCGAGGGATTGTCGTCGTCCGGCTGCACCAGCATGAACGCGGTCGCCTGCACCAGGGCGTCGGTCTGCACGAGCTCGGCATCGGCATCGAGACAGTTCGCCTGCCAGATCGCCCACGCCGCATCGGACTCGCTCTTGCTGCCGAACCGGAACCCGACGACCTGGAGGCGCTCGGCGACGGCGTTGACGACCAGTTCGCACCAGTTCGCGTGAGATTCCGACAGGAACGTGCGGAACGTCTGCCGCTCGCGGGTGTCGAGCAGCGCGATTATGCCCGCCTCGAGGTCATAGTGCATCTGGTAGAACCGGGCGCGCTGCGCCTGAAAATCGAGCTTCGCGGCGGCCATCTGGCGTAGCGCGGGCGGGTCGAGAGTGCCCGTGTAGTCCACGGCGCGTCTCCCTTCGCTAGAACCCGGCCGCCGCGTAATCCTCGCGCTGCGGCTCTGCGTGCCGGATCGCACGGTCTAGAGCCATGATGCCCGCAACGATCGAGTCGATCTTGTCGGCGCTCTTGGCCTTGTCCGGCTTGAGGTTTCCCGCCGGGTCCGTCCGGGTGATCAGGTTGCCGGCCTGCCACCGCACGACGGGGTTGCCGCCGTGACGGTAGAAGCCTCCCGCGACCAGGCGGAGGAACTCTTTCGTCGGACCGGACATCGACGCGAAGCCCTGACCAGTCTGTATCAGCGGGAAACCTTCGTCCAGCAGGTCGAGAGACAGTTGCGTCGCGTTCCAGCGGTCGAAAGCGATCTCGGCGATCTCGTACGCCTCGGCGTCTTCGCGCAATGCGACCTTGATCGCCTCGTAGTCGATGACGTCGCCCTCGGTCAGCGACAGCCAGCCCTCATCGGCCCACACCGTGGCCAGGCCGCCGGTCCGCCGGTCCAGCGCCGGCAATGCCGCCTCGGGCGCCCACACGCGCCACAGCACGTCGTGACCGTCGGCGCCGTCGGGGAAGTCGAGCGCGTACGACGCCAGGTCGATCGTCGAACCGAGGTCCAGGCCGCCGTAGCACCTGCGCGCGGACAAGTCCGCCGGGCCGGCTCGCCGTGCAGCTGTATCCCAGCGGCTCATGTCGATCGCGCGCCCGGCCCGCGCCGATTGCTGGTTCAGCCGGTACTGCCGGAACGCGCGCTCGGCGGCCGGGTTGGCTATCGCCTTGTTGCACTCATCCGCTAGCACCTGCTCGGCCAGGTAGTCGCCGAGTGCCGGGTTGGCGAGCTTCCACGTCGCCGGGCTGGTCCAGTCGGCATCGCGCGGCGCCGCATGCAGCACCACCAGGCGGCGGCGGTCCAGCTCGGGATTCTCCTGCACCCGCTCGGACCATTTGCGTTCCGTCGCCGCGAAGCCGGCCGGGTCGTTGTCCGCGGTGGTCACCAGGATCATCAGCGGCTGCGCGCGCGTCCCGAACCCGGTCCGCAGCGCGTCATACAGCTCGCGGTCCGGCTGCGTCAGCAGCTCGTCGATGTAGACCGCGTGCGGGTTGGCGCCCAGCGAGCCCATCGCGTCGCCGGCCATCACCGCGAAGAATGACGCGCTTTTCGGATCCACGATGCGCCGCGAGGAACGCACGACCAGCACCCGGTGCGACAGCACCGGCGACAGCTCGCACATCCGCACCGCGACGCGGTAGGCGAGCCCGGCCTGATCCTTGTCCAGCGCCAGGCCGTAAATCTCGCCTTCCTCCTCGCCGTCGGCGACGGTCAGGTACAGCACCAGGCCCGCGATGAGTTCCGTCTTGCCGTTCTTGCGGCCGGTCGACAGGTACAGCTCGCGGTAGCGGCGCACGTAGCGGCCGCGCTGCGCGTCGTACTCCACCGTGCCGAACAGCGGCGTCAGGATCTCGTCGCGCTCCCAGTCAGCCGGGATGAACGGGCGCCGCGCCCAGTCGCCTTTGGTGTGCACCAGCAACTCGGTAAAGAACGCGAGCACGTGCGCGACGCGCGGTTCGCACAGGTGCTCACCCCGCTTGTTGCAGATCATCTCGTCCTGCACGCGACCGCACGGCGGGAACCGGCGCCGGTCGCTCACGGCCTGGCGAGCTCGCGCGCGGCCGCCGCCTGCGCCAGCGAAATCGGCAGGTGGCACGGCTCGCACAGCGACACCAGCATGTCGTCAGACTCGTTGCCCGGCTCCAGGTGATGCACCTCGGCGGCCGGCGCACCGCAGGACCGGCATCGGTGCCCGTCGCGTTTCAGGATGCGCGCCCTGGTCGCCGACCAGCCCGGCGGCATCGGCCGGCCGCGCGCGCCGTCACCCCAGCGCGCCGAGGGATGCGCCGGGCAGCGTCCCCGCGGATTCGGGCAGCCCGGCGCGCACGCTGACGGCGCACGGTACGGCATGGCGCCAGTGTGCCACCCTCCGCGAAAAACATCCTGCCCGGAAAAGCTCCCCCCGGCGACGGTAAAGCCGAGTTCGCGAACCGAACTCGTAGAAACTTCACGCAATCCCCACGGGCGCGCCGCGCTGGCCGGCGCGGCAAAAAAAAGGGGGCCGGCGTCCGGAGACGCCGGCCCCTGGCCGGTTGCAGTGATCAGGTTTCAGTCAATCGCGGCGCCGTCCATCCTGCGGTCGGTGAGCACCAGCCGCACGATGTCCGCGTACGGCGCGAACATCGCCTCCAGCGACCATGAGTCCTCCATTTCGCTCAGCAGGTCCGCCAGGACCGCGCGCACCCGCGCGCGGTCCGCGTCGGTGAGTCTCACGACCGCGCCCGGAAACACAGCGAGCAGCGGTCGCCGTCGGGCTCGCCGCCGCACAACGGGCAGAAGTTGTGACCGAGCGCGATATTGCGCAGGTCGAACAGCAGGCCGGCGACGAGCTCGCCCAGCAGGCGCACGTCGCCGAGGGACGCCAGCCGGATTCGCGAGTCCCAGCGGTACATGTCGGCGGCCAGTTCCGACGCCGTGGCGTATTTCAGCATGGCCACCGTGTCATCGCCGCTGCTTTCGTCCGCGTCGGCGATCGCCGTGGCGATCGCCGACACGCTGTGTTCACTGCTCACGCGAAATCCGCGTCGCCGGCCGGCGAGATCACCGACGAAACCGGGTGTCCCGACAGCGACTCGCGCAGCGCCAGCTTGAACGCATACTGAGCATCCGCCAGCGCGTTCGCCGGTTCGCGGAACCCGTCGGTCGAGTCGGCGAGCATTTCGCACGCCCATTCATCGTTCAGGATCACCTCATCCGCGCTCGCGTAGGCGAACGTGTAAGGACCGTCCTTGTCGAGGCTGACTCGCGTCGGCTCGCCGTTGACGTCATTGGCGTAGTACCGCGCGCCGCCCATGATCGCGGCGATGTCCTCACCGCGCATCGCGGGGAACTTCGCCGTCAGGACGGACAGTTCTGCGATCGTGATCGTGTTGTGCACGTAGACCTCATCAGTTAGTACCGACCGGCGGACTGCCGGCCATGCCCGCCGGCCACGGTCACCCGCGGCCGGCCGGCAAAGCCGTCAGTTCACCGGCGGCGCAACCCGGTCTGCCGTTGCGCCATCGCGATGGCCTCCGGGCTGAACTCCAGTCCGTCGGTCAACTTCAGGTGCACGGTCGCGGCCGGCATGCCGGCGAGGATGAACTTACGGCAGTCGGCGGCGTCCGAATCCGGCACGATCACCGTGATGACCGCCATCAGTCGGTCAGCTCGGCACTGGCGCGCGCGAACGCCTGCCAGCCGCCGTCGTAATGCTCGCCGACATTGAACATGACCTCTCGGTCGGTCAGGTCGTCCGGGCAATCCGGAAAGCAATCACGGAGCCAGCCGACGGCCTCCACGCGCAGCCGGTAATCGAGGATTCCGGGATCGTTCAAGAGAACTCCTAACCGAATTGTTTTCAGGGATCGCGATACACGATCGATGCAGGCATGCCGAATGTTCATTCGGCATGCCTCCATCCATCGTGCCGGCCAGGCATTGCAACCTGGCCGGTCACGGATGGTGACTAGTTCTTAACAGGGCGCTCGTAATACTGAACCGTTGCGCCGGCCGACTTGATCTGTGACAGTTCCCGCATCGATGCGAGCATGTAAGCCTTGACGGCATCGCGCACCGCCGCCGGACCGTCGCCGGTCACCGGCTTATGCGCCAGGTTCGCCGTCGCGATGGCGTCGGCCTCACTGAACCCGCCCGCCATCAGCGCATCGATCACCTTCTGACGTGCCTCGGCGGCATCGTCGGTGATCGCCGACACATCCCACTTAGCCGGATCGACGTCGATAAGCACATGCAGGTTGATCCGCATGGACTCGGCGACCGTCGACGCCGGTTCGGCGTCATCGTTCGGCTTGTCAGTGCTGTCGCCGTCGGCCGTGCCTTCGGTGCCCTCGGTCACGCCGTTGCCGTCAGTGAGGTTAGTCACGTCAGGGGCGTCGGTCACGAGCACGTCAGAACCATCGGTGACCTCGGTCACGTCGCCGTCGGCGGGCATGTCGATAACATTCTTCTTGATAGCCATTTGATTGAACCTTCCGTTGTGATTACTTGATTGGCTTTCGGAATGTAATCCGATATTCGATTGTCAAGATTCGGTGTTTCCCTTTTCCCTACATCATTATTCTACGTGGCGGCGGCGCTGAAAGCGAATGTTGGCGGCGTGGCGTGAGTCACCAGGACTGAATTCGGATGTCCGAATAATTGCCCGGTGATCCGCGTCACCGCGATTTCATTCGGATGACCGAATAACCGCTCGGTGATCTGCGTCACCGCTAATCTGCTCGGACGCTCGAAAGCGCGCTCTGGTGGCGGGGTGCCCCCGGTTGGTTACTGGCTCTGAGAGCGGTCCCCGCCTTCTTGCGCGCATGCCACAGTTTTCCGGTTTCGGGGAGCTTGCAGTTCTGAAACTTCAGTCGCCGCTACACCGTAGCCCGTAGCGCGTATCGCGATTCGCTGCACGGCTGTCTCACGGTGTCTCACTTCGCCAACTGGCAGCACCCGGCGCCAACTGGCAGCATGAACAGCAGTCCCCTCGGCGAAAGGCGGCCGCCATGGCGTCGGTCATCCCGCACCGCTACGAACTGCGCAGCGTCGACAAGCTGGCACCGCACCCGGACAACCCGAACCGCGGCCAGGTCGAGGAGATCGCCGACTCGATCGACGCCATCGGCTTCTTCGGCGCCGTGGTGGTGCAGGCGTCCACCGGGCGGATCCTCATCGGCGAGCACCGATGGCGCGCGGCGAAGGACGCCGGGATCGCCGACCTGCCGTGCCTGGTCACCGACTGCACCGATGACGTCGCCCGCAAGATCATGATCGCGGACAACCACTTCGCGCGCCTCGGCGTGTGGGATGAGGACGCGCTGATCACCCTGCTGACCGAGATGGCCGACGGCGACGACGGCATGCGCGGGTCCGGCATGACGGCCGACGACCTGGTGACGCTGGTGGCCAGGCAGACCGAGGGACTGCCCGCCGGGTTCGAGCACCTGGTCCCGCGCGAGCCCGGCGACGACGCTCCCGGCCGGATGGTCACCTGCCCGCAGTGCGGCCACGAGTTCGAGATCGGCGAGCGGTGAACGGCTACGCCGCCCGGCTGTCGGAACTGTGGCAGCGCGCGACCGCGCCGCGCGCCGATGACGCCCCCACGGTCGCGTCCTGCTTCGCGGGCATGGGCGGCTCGACTCTCGGCTACCTCGCCGCCGGGTACCGCGAGCTGCTCGCCGTCGAGCACGACGCGCACGCCGCCGAATGCCTGCGGCTCAACTTCGGCGTGCACGTCCACCAGGGGGACATCGCCGACGTGGCGCCCGGCGCACTGGGCATCGCGCCGGGCGAGCTCGACCTGCTTGACGGCTCGCCGCCGTGCCAAGGATTCTCCAGCCTCGGACGGCGCGCGAACGACGACCCCCGCTCGGTGCTGTTCCTTGAGTTCGTGCGATTGCTGACCGCCTGGCAGCCGAAAGCGTTCGTGATGGAGAACGTGCCCGGCCTGCCGGTCAGCTTCCCGCGCCGCTTCGCCGAAGTCTGCGCGGCGCTGACCGCCGCCGGGTACGCCATCACCGCCGCGATCGTGCCCGCTGAGGCGTTCGGCGCCGCCACGGTGCGCCCCCGGCTCATCATCACCGGCGCCCGCGCCGACCTCGAGGTAACCCCCGGTCTCCCGGCGCCCTCCCGCCGTGGCGTCATCCTGCGCGACGCCCTCACCCCGGCGCCGGCGCCCGTCATCGAGCCCGCGGCGCCCGGCGAGCGCATCATGCGCCTGGCCGTGCTCGTCAAGCCCGGCCGCAAAGGCGAGCATGCGCTGCTGGAACGCGGCGGGCGGCACGCCTACTACAACCTTCAGCGCGCCCATTTCGACCGGGTGTGCTGGACCCTTCCCGCGCTGGTGGACACAACCCGGTGCGGCATCCTGCACCCGCGCGAGCACCGTTTCCTGACGATCGGCGAGCTGATGCGCGTGCAGGGCATCCCCGACGAATTCACCTGGCCGGCCGGCACGACGTACAAGGTCGCGCACCACCGCATCGGCAACAGCGTGTGCCCGCTGCTGACCGAGGCCCTCGGCGGCCACCTGCGCAAGGCGGTGCCCGTTGGGACGTAGAGGCCCGGCGCCCGAGCCGACGAACCTGCGCATCATCAAGGGCGAGAAACGGTACCGGATCAACCGCGACGAGCCGGTGCCGCGCAACGCGCCGCCCGAGCGGCCGGCGTGGCTGAGCAAGCCGGCGGTCGCCGAGTGGGACCGGATCATGCCCGACCTGGCGCGGATGGGCACCGCCAAGGCCGTCGACGCGACCGCCCTCGGCGCCTACTGCGAAGCCGTCGCGCTGCTGGCGGTGCTGTCGGATCTCGTGGCGCGGACCGGCCCCCTGGTGGTCGGGCGCGACGGCCTGGCGCACAAGAACCCGGCGGTGTCCCTGCGCCGCGATGCCTCGGTGGAGGTGCGGATGTGGGCGCGGGAGTTCGGGTTCACCCCGTCAGCACGTCAGCCGCTGCGCATCGAGCACAGCACGGCGGGCCTGAGCGGCGAGCGGCTGCTGTCATAGCACCCGCGACCCTCCCGGCTAGGAAGCGGCGACTAGCGTCGTCCGGCTAGGAAGCGGCGGCTAGCGACCGTCAGCCGGGAGGGCGGCGGGGCGGCTAGGCCCGACACCACTCGGACGGTCGCCCGGTCAGGACCCGGAATGCGGTCATGACTACCGCTGACGATCATAGCGGCCAAGGGCGACACTGGAGTATGACTACCGCACCACCGCCCGAGTCCTACACCTGCCCGCGCTGCCGGAACGTCAGCCGCAACGCCGACGACATCGCCAACGGCTACTGCGGCAACTGCCACGAATTCACCCGGATCTCGCTGCGGATGCGGCTGTTCGTCGCCGGGCACATGACCGCCGACGTCTGGGTGCACTCCACCGAAGGCGTCGAGCTGCTCGGCGCGGAGCATCAGCGCCTGGCGATGGAGGCCCAGGCGCGCGGCGAACTGTGGCTCGTCGAGGTCTACGATCCTCAGGCGCCGCCGGGACTCGGCTATCTCCGGTTCGGCACCGACCGGTTCGGCATGGTCGAGCCCAGCGAGGTCAGCGAGTGGCCGTGGCAATGACGAACCCCCCGGTCCTCGATGAACCGGGGGGTCCGCGAGCGCGGGCTGTGTCAGGCCCGCGCCGTCCCGGTGCCGTGCACGGCCACGTCGTAGAACGACGCGCTGACCGTGCCGGTGCCCTGCGTGTCCGCGCTCACCTGCGCGGGGGTCTGCGCCGCGAGCGGGCACACCATCTTCAGGTACTTGTGGTGGTGCACCTTGACCCACTTCGGGGTCAGCGCGAACGACCACAGCGCGGTCTCGTCGAACGTGCCCGATCCGCGGGCGAACAGGTCCGCCCCGGCCCCGCCGGCGAACCGCCAGTAACCGTGCTCGGCGACGTACGCGGTGCACGCCGCGTTGTCGACAGTCAGCGCCGCGAGCGGGCTGTGGCGCACGATCACGTCATCGCTGCCGCTGGTGTACTGGTCGCGAACCGGCGTCAGCTCCGAGACGGTGCCCGCCGTGATCGCCACCGGCCCGGTCGCCTCCACGTCGTTGACGGTAACCGCGCCGATGCCCGACACCTCAAGCGAGAACTGCTCGGCGTGCGGCGCCGGTGCCGGATGCCCGGCCGGCGACGCGAGGGCGCCGCTAGCGGGAATGGCGAGCGCCAGGCCAGTCGCGAGCGACGCGGCAACAGCCAGCCGCCGCAGTGTCCGATTCATGATGCCTCCCTTAGGTTGCGCCGCGCCCATGGCACCATAGCGCCTCACGGTGACATCGGAACAGATCAGGAGAAAACCAATGATCGCCAGCGAACCCCTGCCCGAGGGACACACCGCGCACACGCTCGCCGCCGCCCTGGCCGCCGCGCACGCGCCGGCCGCCATCATCCGCCGCGCCGCACGCGGCTACTACCACGATTACCTCTCCCCGCTGGCCATGCCCGAGCTCACCCTGATCACCGAGCTGCG